GAATGCGTATATATCATCGAAATACGTGTCAACCGCATAACTTTGTGTTGAAGTCGATACAACCGGCACGCGATAACCGACTATTGAGACATTTGAAGCCGTCGGACTACCGATTGTTACCAGTTTGTCACCGGTATCTATTGAATTAGAGTACCGCCCCTGGATAAACGACGCAAACTTGCTCGCCGGTGATGATGGAGCGGCGGTTGACTGGAATAACATACGGTTATTATAGTCCATTGATCCTAATTCAAGGGTTTCCGTGTTAGTATCAATGATGTTCAACGGTGAAATACTGTTGATTTTATAGATACCGGTATCAATTTTCTGGATATATTCCGCAATGTTCTCGCCCATTCTGGTAATGATAAAAGATCCGTTCGCTTGATAGAGAATAGTACTATCATTTATCGTCATTGGCTGATACGAATCTGAAAAGTCCCCTACGTTGGTTATAAGCACGCCAAGCGTATCTTGCTGTATGCCGTCAAGCAGCGCACAAGATAGATAGGATTGCACGCCGTTAATCAGTCCTACGCGGATCTCAAAGGGAACAGAAGGCGGCAATGCCAGATTATTCGTGATCTTTCCATACGCGTTGATTAATGTATCGCTGTTTGATTGTATAACCTGATAAAGCCCTGGCATACTCGCCGTAAACTGTGAAACATAGTTAAATACGTTTGTCGCGCTCACGTTGTTACGGAAGGTAAAGTCGTTATACCCGAAACCTGCTTGAGATTGAAGAACATACCCATTACCCAAAGTATATTTAGCAACAGGGTAAACAACCGTACCGCTATACGTTGTAAAGTCAGTATATCCGACCAAGCCCGCACAAAGTATGTTTGTAGCGTCGTAAATGTGAAGCGTCGGAGTGTCAGAGGTCGATACTATATGCCGTGTCACGCCGTTCGATACTTGAGGTATGGCATATCTGCACTTGATTATTTCAATAGCCTTTGTTGCATCGTTCAACGTGTATGATTTTCCTATCGTATTCCCTACGAGATTTACAAGGTAAAGCCCATTTTCGTAACGATATACATATAGGTAGCCAACAGAGTTGAAGCCGTCAAGTAGATTGGTAACAGTAGTACCACCAGAGGTATAAAACGGACTATAACCTCCAGTGGCCGATAGAGTGTTTACGGTAGAGTTCCCACCTGACACCGCCAAGATAGTACCGTAAGGCGTCATGGTTGTTATGTCATTTGCGCCGATTATAACTGCATTACTATATGGCCCTGTTCCTGTTCCTGTTGCGTCGTAGTTCTTCCAGTTTGTACCGTCATAAGATGCAAGCCGACCGCCGACTCCACCGACTACAAGGAAATTACCGAAACCGGAAACGCTATTTATTTGGTTTGTTCCAATTGCAACGCCGTTGTTAGTTGGTATACTTGCGGTTGTCGTGTTATAATTATACCACGCGCCATTATAATAGCCAACCCTGCCAGAGGCACCGGCGAACGCTATTCCGCGCTTGTATACACAACTTGCCTTTATATCGGAAGCCGTAACCGTGTTGTTATTTGTTGGTAAATCTGCTTGCGTTGTAGCCGTGTATATTGCCTTTGTTGCATATCCAGCAAGCTCTACATAGCTAGTACCCTGATTAGTTGTGATTATCTTTGTTCCCGCCATATATCCCGAAGGATTAGGCGTAGTAACGGTTGCCACCCATGTAGCTCCCTTTGTCAGCGAACAGTATTCAACTAATCCGAAGGTTTTAAGAAATAACACACCGTTTATATTTTCAGTATTGAAGTATAATGCACTTGAAGGCAAAGTTACTGCCGTCCATGACGTTCCATTAGTAGAGTATGTAGATTTATTTGTCGCGCTTGAGTTTGCACATATCATAACAAATGTTCCGTTTATATATACTGGAGCATACCAAAAATCAGAGCTTGAAAAGGTCGAAGTTGAAAAGTTTACTCCGTCGGTTGTAAAGTATCCTGTATTAGTATTGGCCGCTGGCGTAGTAAACAGAAACCCGATACCATACCCAAAAGTAATAACAAGACCGGTATATGCTCTAGGATGAGCAACAAAAGCTAAATTGATTCCGTCGGTTGTATATCCTGTAAGGTTATTTACACCGGTGCTATCGGTTGCATAGAAAACAAGTCTATCGTATGATTTTCCGATAGCCTTTATTTTATTTCCACCGGTGCTAACTGGTGTCCATGTCGATAAATCTGGACTAGAATATGCCTTATCTGTATTTAGAATACAATAAAAATACATTCCATTTACTAGGGCAATCCTTGTATTTATATCGCTTGTTGGTAAGGCATATTGAGTATAACTAACAAAGTCAGTTGTCTTAAATGCACTTGAAGAACTTACAGAAACAAAACCGCCGTCTATTGGTATTCTGTCCCTTATAGTCACGCTTATTCCGGTTATAGTTTTAACTGGAGTTGTCAATGCTGATATCTTCATTGACCCAACGCGCCCAGAGGCACCAGAGACAACCAAAGTACTACCGCCGGTTTTATCATACCACACCAAAAGCGAGTTTATAGAAACTGCGCCTATTAAAGTAGCGTTATCGCATATAGCCCCCCCCGTTGCCGAACTATATAATACCCAAGCAGTACCAGACCAGGACCCTAGCTTTCCAACAGAACCGGCGACAATCAAGCTATTTGAATACTGGATAATTGCGGTAATATTGTCAGTACTTACAACCGTTGCGTTATTCGCTATTGCAGTTGCTCCGCTCCATATATTCCAGTTAAGACCATCGAATGAACCGACGCGCCCTCCGTTACCACCGATAACAAGATAGTTTACAGAGTTATACGAGTATGCACAAATAGCGGTTATGTCGTTTGAACCGATTACGCCAGTTGTCACATTGCCATCATTGTATATTCCAAGTCCTGTACCTGAACCGTCGTAATTGCGCCAGTTCTGACCGTCGAAAGATCCTACACGTCCACCGACTCCGGCAAGTATAAGCGTATTGTTATAGACACAAGAAGCATTGATTTTATTTGTACCCAGTACGGAAGTGCTTTGAAGCGCGATAGATACGGTAATAGTCGGATTGCTTTCTTGAAGAATTACAACTTGCGGTCCTAGTCGTAACGCCCATTCCATAGAATCAGCGTAAACCATGCCATTATACCGAACAAAAGAAAGCGAAGTGAAAAACCGTAACACCGTGCCGAGATTGGTAAATGTTACCGTCCGACTATTCAATAGCGTTTCTGTCCAGTCGTATTCCCGAATAGTGATAATGTTATCGACTATCGAGCAAGTCACATAACCAGTTGTAGTGATAAAGATATCGTCAGCACCTACGACGCGGATCTGTTTTTCCACTCCATAGGCTGAACACTGTCCGACTACTTTGCCATCAATCTTTACTATCTTGTAATCTGGCGTGCCAGAATCCACAATGGAGATTGTTTTGGCATCTTCGGTTATTACATACTGACCTGTTTCTGCATATAATGTTTCTGTCTCGTAAATGTTTGTAATACCGCCATTACGCTCGATGCCGGTATTGATAAGGTTGTCAGCATTTTCGCCAAACTTGTTTATTCCTTGTGCGAAAGTGTTTGTATTTATACTTGTCTTGAGTTCAAGTTCAACGTTCATTTAATCCCCTACCAGTTATATGGTCTGTTATATTCAGGCGTTCGGCGTTCTGCCTGGTACTCGTCGCGCTTCAATTCGTCAAGCATTCTGTCCATGACTTCCATATATCTTTTTTCAAGCTGCACCGTTTCGCCGTTTTCTTTACGCTTGAAGTCAATAGCGCATTGATATGCTAGAAGCTCGTTAGCTTGATTCAAAGGATATACAAAGTCGGTATCTGATATCGTAGAAAGCGCGTTGACTGAATAAGCGAAACCAGTAACGGCAATGAATGAATACAGAATCTCACCGCCACGAATATCGAAACCTATTCCGATGGTTTCCGTAGTCTCTGTCGGAAGTCCATAGTCAAGTGTTTTATTGATATCACCCGAATGAGCAAGGGTATACAACGCCACGCCATCGCTCGCTACCTGTACTACGTTCAAAGCAGTATCAACACCGCCGATATTAACTATACCGGTAGACTTCATGAATACGATAGAACCATTCAAGGTGCATACATCGAGCATTGAAAAGTTGTTTACAAGTGTTGACCCTGTTCCGTCAAGCATACAATTGTAGGTATCTGTACCGGTTATGTAATTGATAAGACCACCAGACAAGCTAAAACTGGTAATCGTTCCTAGTGCCGTAATCGCTACCGGTACAATAACGGCTGATAGGTTAGTAGTAGCTCTGTAAATGTTACCGGCTGAAATATAGTAAACATATCCCGCGAAGTACACGACGTTTGAAATAGTAATGCCGGTGTATAATCTGGTTACGCTATTCAGGGAAATTGATTCTACGTAAATGTCGGTACCGTTGTAGATATAAAAAAGGTAATCGTTATTATTCTGTTCAAGGAAAAAAGGACTCGTAATTTTTCCTAAGTCGTAAGGCTGATATGCCTGCAAGTACTCAAGAGTCTTTTCCGGTACGCTCGGCTCGACCGGAGGCGGATAATAGTCAATGCGAATATTCGACGGAAGGCCATTGAAAGCCCCTGTTATAATCCAGAGCTTATTCCCGCGCCATCGGTATTTCGGTTCCCCTGGTAATGAGTTTCGGAGGTTAGTATTGAACTTCTCCATGTTTACCCATCGGCCATTATTCTGATAATCAACAAAGCGCAGTTTATAAACATCGTCCGGTATGGTCAACTCGTATTCTGATTCACCTAATTGTGTAGCCGTTGCGGTTGATACGACAACAGATTTTATAAAGTAATCGTCGGAAGAATCAGTAATCTTGCTGTAAATGTCTTTATATGACTCGATAAGTGACTGTTTTTCATCGTCAGTACTTATATATTTACTGTTTGGAATGTCTGCGAGCGAACGCGCTCTAGCTATAATTTGGGAGCTTTTCATATACTACCTCGCATATATAGGGACAAAGAGGAATACTTGTATACAAAAAAGGGACAGCCCGAAGGCCGCCCCCTTTATTACCTGAAAAACTCGTCAGGATACGAAGTTAATAACGGTGTTCTTACCAGGAGCGCGCAAGGCGAACGATCCATACAGCTGCAAGATAACTTGCAAAGCAGGGCCGTTGGCCGTCAGCGAACCAGGTTGCACGGTAACGTAATCATCGAAAATGAAGCTGTAAGCATTGCCCTTCATATCGGGAGTCTGCACACCATCAACAGCCTGCACGCCAGGATTGTTTCCGGTAATACCATCATTAACCGGTGAATTGCCATTGCTAAGCATGGCAAACTCGATGGTTGACTCATCCAGGATATAGGCGGTAAAACGCGGGCAGTAGATATCGTCGTAAACCTTGTCAATCCAACTGGATGCATAGGCGTACTTCGTATCGGAGAAACCGCGGGTGGCTCCCTGCTTTTCGGCTTTTCCACCGTGCATGTCTACCTGCTGCATGAGGCTATTGAGTGCGCCCATTTCCGTCATGACAGTAGCATAGTCAAAGGGATTGATTACAAGCCAGTGAGGATCACCACCGGCATTACGCGCAGCGGTCAAACCACGGACGATACAATCCATATACTTTTCTGAAGCACCAGTATTTCTCTTGATATAGTTACCCGCAAGGCGGTCAGGGAATACCGAGCGGTCTACACCGAAGAACGAAGTACCAATATAGGTAGTCCAAGTACCACCGGTGCGGTCTGCCAAGGTCGGAAGCCAAGCGGACAAACCAACAGGAAGCAACGGAGTGACGGTACCAGACCGGCAGCCCTGCAAGCACACCCAGTCAGTAGCGGCCCAAGTCTCGACAGCGGTAGAGGTGAAAGTCACGGTAGTACCGTTGATAGCGGTAACAGTGTTCACACCTGCCCGAAGCAACGAAACCGGAGTCGCGCCGTTGGTTACTTGGAATACAGAACCAATGTCAAGCTTGCATACCGTAGAGTTCTGCACCAGGTCAAGGGTATTTGAACCTACAATAGTGGTAATGACAGCAGCATTTCCGATTTCACCGAAGCCCTGGCCATAAAGCGCAGTAGCGAACAGGCGACGATATGCCGCTGTACCGTTATACATCTTGATAGCAGGGATAGGAATGAACGCACCGCGCACGTTTTCGGATGCAAGAACTTCCTGCGCTCCAACGGAGAACACGGAAAACAACTGACCAGGGGTGACGGCAAACTGTGCGGTTTTTCCGTTACCGTTTGCGCTATTGGCACTTGCCACGGTAGCATCACCGGCAGCAGCACCACCGCTTGAATAGGTAGCAGCGAAGTTGTAACTTGCGCCACCAACGCGGTTTTTGACCATATCCCGAAGAACCGGCGACGCTTTCCAAAGAAGCGACTCCATTTCCTTATCGGTATACCAAGTTTTTAATACAGGGATTACACCTGTATCGTTCGTGATAGGCATCTAAATACTCCTTTTATCCTAACGTTCTGTCCCCGAACTTTTTCCGCATGGCCTTCACTTTTTCAAGCGGGTCTGCTTCCTGTTCGGCTTCTTTTGTTTCTACCTTGATAGCAATTCCCTCGTCGGGAGCTACAAGCCCTTTAATCTTTCCATGATGTTCCTTGAGTCCATTGAAAAGCTCGTCTACTTTGCCGCATTCTTTTTCCTCGTTCCAATCCGGCTCTGCTTCCTTCATCTTTTCAATTTCATCGTAAAGATCATCATACAGCGAACTTCCCGCCGTCTCTTTGTAGAAGTCCTGGTACGGATCGAACTTGTCCTTGTATTTCTCCATCATTGACGATATGCCACCCATACGTGATTTCTCTTTGTATAGGCTTGTAATACCGCCAATAATTTCTTCGGTGACAAGTTTATCCAGTGCCTCGACCTGTTCTTCCAGTTGCTCCATTTTCCCGATAAGCATTTCGGCCACTTTTGCGAATGGCTCAAGCATAGCAAGATCCTGGCTTTCGTCTGGATGAACGTCAGAACTTCCAGAGGGTTCGATACCGGACACTTCAATCAGCTTAGCTAAAAGCCGGTCTTTTTCTTCCGGTGATAACGAACTCACATCATACATTTAATTCCCCTTTGTATATAAAGATCACGCCGCCGGAGGCCCGACAGGTGGCTGGACCGGAGGGGCAACAGGTTGCACCGGCGGCATAATAGCTTGATTGATAGTATCAATGGTTCCCTTAACCTGCTTGATAAACTGTACTAAACGGTCAAGAACTTCCGGCGATTCGTCCGAAGCGTCAAGTCTCAAAAGAGTATTGACAGCTTGCTTGTAGAGTAGATTGATATCGGTACACTCAAAAAATCCGTAGGTGCCATCTTCTTCCGGCCCATTCTCGACTACACGCTCTATAGTCTTTTCGTTGGAGTTATAAGCAGCGGTAGTGATTGAATACGCACCCTCAAGGTCTGGCATATCAAGCAAGGTAGCCGCCATCGAAGGATCAAGTATTTTCATGTTCATAAGTTTCTCGATCTGTTCCATTTTCACCTTTGGATCTTTCGATAGTGAACTTGACGCGCTAAACTGCATTGAGAACATACGGCGCTCTTTCTTTATGTCTCCCCATTTAATAGTTGACCGAGACTGACGAACCGGAAGCACGTCTTGATTTTCAGGGTAAATGTCGATAATCCTTTCGGCTAAGTCCCTTGCAAGTCTGATATAGTTACCTAAAATCGGGTTATGCCGTTCGCTTTCAACGTCCTCAAGCGTTTGAAGTGCTACACCTGAATTGATTCCCGAAGGTTTCTTGCTCTGTGCCGACAACTGCGAAACACCGGTGATGTTATACATTTTCTGTTCAAACAGCTCTAACAGCTCCATGTATTGCCGGTCTATGGCAGGAGGTGTGGCAACCGTTACCTGATTGGAAGACCCTGCACCCGCTATGTTATACTCGAATACGTCACCGATCTTACTAGAAGCATAGATACTGGTTTTGATATCTGAACCGCGAGGAATGAAAATAGTATTAGTCGGTGACAGTTGCGCAGCCGTTGAAATCTTGTAGGTCAATTCGTCAATCATTCTTTGGATAGGATAAACGGTATCCATCATCGAATCAGAGAAAGCACCTTTGACCGGTTCTTTGTAATAGATCCATTGGAATGGTGCAACGTCGTAAGAGATCTTGCGTTCTCTGATAAGCTCATTGCCTATATACAGATATTCCTTTTTCCCTAACAAGTCATAGTATCTAACTAGTTTAACATAGGCATTAGGTGTGCTTTCCATTGCCGTATAGTAGTCAGACTCTTTCTTGATAATGTCCCGAAGATCAATAAGCGGGTATTGCTTCTTGATAATAGCGCAGCGCGTCAGCTTTCCGATACTCATTTCACCGGCGTCGAAGTGGAACTCCCAAGGAGGAATGCGCGATACGTTCGCCGTCTCATCGTCTGCCCAGATAACACCCATGTCGAACACAAGCGCATCAAACAGGCTTGACAGTAGCTTCTTGTAGATATCCTGCTGCTCGTAGTATTCGTCGAAAAAGATTTGTGCGTTTTTGCATACCTTCGTTGTCTTAAAAGTGCCATTTACAGGGTTAAAGAACGGCCTTACCTTTGTTTGTGACAGTTTCGACAGCATGGTATCAACACAAGAACGGAGAACATTGATATACGGAATGTTCCCTAACTGGTCAATAGGGTTATAGTATGCCAGTACGTTTCCATAGATATTCCAGATATCCTCAGACCGGTTGCCGTTATTGTAGTACCGGTTGAAGTTGCGCCGGTATTTCTGCTCCCGCCTTGAGAGGTAGGTTTCCATCTGGCTGATATCTGTTTTGATATATTCTTGATTACGAGTCATTAAAAGTTCTCCCCGAATAAAGGTTGTCTCGGCATCTGCTGATCCTGCTTGATTGTCAGTGTAACACCGTCTACCATCTTGACTTCTATCTCTACGCCGCGCTGCGCTGAATTGACAAGATCACGGATAATGCCATAATTCAGCGGGTTCGCCTTCATTTTATCAAGTTGCTTTTGTTTCTTTTCAGCTTCTTTAAGTTGTAGATAAATCTCAAACAATCGTTTAACCATGGTTTCCTCGTATATATAGGGTCATTTTACGTAGTTAATCCAAACAAACCGCATTGAGTACAGAATAGCGTCAACTTCGTCAGGGTGAAAGGCCTCGTCATCTATCAATCTTGTCAGTTCGTCGCGGTCATTTCGCTTGAATACCGTCTTTAATGATTCATCGTCAAAGATTCCACCTCTAGGAACTTTGAAGTCACCGCGCCGGATTTCCTCCTGGAGCATCTCGACGGCAAAATACTTATTTGCCTTGAAAGCGTCCATAATCGGCAATCTATATTGTGTACAAAGCTCTGTTGATATCTTTTTACAACCACCGGCAGTATCAGCGTATATGTAGAAAAACCGGCTTGCATCGGGTACATTCTGCAAAAGTGTATGATTTTTTATAAACTCGAGACCTTTCTTCATGTTCTCGGCAAGCTCTGTTACGCCTGTACGGTTCTGCTTGTATTCGTACATTAAGAACCTTTCCGGCTTGCTTGAGCTGAACATAACTATACAAAAGGCATCCGAATCGTCAAAACCATAATCAAGCCCTGCTGTAAACTTGATATCTGATATCGGTTGACTGTTGATCCATGCCGTCAGGTCAGCGTCGGTATAGTAGTTCTGTTCACCTAACCGATATACAAGCGCATCATCATCATAGCAAATCTTGCCAAGGTATTCCCGAATGAACAGTGGGCTGCTTTCTGTCAGTCCCTTATCTTCCAGGATTCCTGCAAGTACTTTCTCATAGTCAGGGATAAATGGATTGTCAGGGATTCCCCAATTGAACCGAGCGGCTTTGTGCTTTTCGTGATCTGTCCATATCATTTCCCAATAAGTGCCGCGTACCTTCGGACCAGTACCAGATAAAACCATTTGGCCTTTCCGGTCTATCAGTGTCGGCTCTAGTATTTCTTCTATCAGCGTCGCCAGTGCTTTCTGGCTCTGCACCTCGTCAATGATTATCAAATCCCATTGAGAACCGCGCAATTTATCCCGCTCGTCTACTGTTGTATTGCCTACAAAGTGTATTTCTGAACCGTTCGGAAGTGTAATAAGCCCTTCGGTTCTTCGCTGTTCCTTTGGCTTTACCCCCAAATCTGACAAGGTAGCAAGCATCGGCAACCAGAAAAGCTCCATGCACCTGGTAAACGATAGGCCGATATATAGGATTCTAGCGTCCGGCTTTGTGATTGCCTTCTCTGCGCCTTTCTTTTGATCTATTACCGACTTACCGGATCGGCGTCCGGCCATGAGATAAATGTACTTATTCTTTGACAATAGTATCTGCTGTTGTATGTCGTGACAGTCCTTATATATCCGGTATGATAGAAAGTCGGTATCTTCCCTTGCTCCCCTATTTATGTAATTGTCAACGGTTTCAAGTATGTCCGGCTTCATCAACCTTTCCGCAAAAAACGCTTGCGCCTCTCGCTTTCCGTCAAGAGCTTCATTCATAAAGCTAGTTAAGAAAGCGTCGTAAAATTTGACTTTACCTTCCGGAGTTTCAACTTCCTTATCCATAATGTCAAGGAATGAGCGTAGTACTTGATTCTTATATGATATCAGCCCAGGAGTCCGACCAGGGCCAGGCTTTCCACCCTTAACAAACTTAGCCATTGTCGGTTTCCTTCCGTTTATTATACGTATCCTCAATAGTGTCGAAGTTGATTGTATATACCTTTTTGCCCTTGTTCTTGCCCTTAGTGATATATCCGTCTGACTCAAGCTCATTCATGATACGATAGAAAGCATGAGTACTCATTTTGTCAAATTTCTTCAATATATGCTCTTCGTTGACCCTTAATGTAGTACCCTCGACAACGTAATCAGGCAATTGTGTTATCAGATTGTAAAGAATCTTGCTCTTTGAAAATCCAAGTATCGGGAAAATTACCATAAATACCTTTTCCATGTGAGTTTTCTCCACTTTGTTCTTTTCGTAGTATTCCTCAAGATCCTTTTTACACGCTGCCCCTTCCTCTGGAGTTATGGCTCCAATACTTACAGCGTAGGGAATAAGTACCAAAGTATACGTATGGTCTTTGTCTATCCATGTGAATATCTCTTTGCCTATCTTTTCGCGTTCTGTCATTCTAACCCCCGATAAAACTCTAATAAAGATGTGATAATCTCACCGCCAGATTGTTCAGTCTCCTTGCAATGCCTAACGAACCATTCCTTTAGTTCTAGTGGTATCTTTGCCGATAAAGTATCTTTCTTTGTTTCTAGTTTTTTTCGTCCCATTTGATCCCCCTTTGATAGAATCATAAAGGCATAGAAGCTGTACTATGTACTCTTTAATCCATTGGATTGTCTTTTTTGTAGCTAATAGTTTCAAATAGTCCTCTTTTGTCGATACCTTGATGAGTGTCATATATATAAAGGTACTATCTTTGTCTGTCTTGAGGATTTCTAAAATGTCTGGTTTTGTTTCTTGTTTCTCTGTGTATGGTATGTCTATGTGTTCAAGTGAAGTATTATGCTCGTAATAGTATCTATCTTCTTTATGTCTTTTTGTATATAACCGGTTTGTAACGTCCCGCGCTAGTCTTGTCTTGAAGTACTTGCAACTCCATCCAGGGTGATTGATATACATCATCATAAACATATGGGCAGCCTCTGTTGAATATTGCCCCGCTCTGGATTCATCGTAAGATCCGAACTTTTTCAGCTTTGTTATAACCATCCGACGTGCTAACAATGAAACAGAGCGATACAAATTATTAAAATCTGTTTCGCTCCGTGACTCTAGATATAGTGTTTGTAACTGCTCTATAGTCTCATTCACTGTATATACAGTGTACCATAGCTGTATACTTTAATCAACATCGTGCCATTCTATCATAAAAGCTATGTACATAATAAGCATTCCGATAAAGAAAACGGTTAAATGCGATAGAACCACTTGTAAAGTCATTTACTTACCTCTTTTTCCATGCGTGACTGGTGATAACGCTCGGCGAATTGCTTTATCTTGTCATGAGCGGTTTTCTCCGATAGCACAAAGTATCCGTTTACCGCTTCGGTTTCATAGACATATTCGCGGATATTGTCAATCAATGAAAATATAGCGTATGCACTTTCATCAAACAGCTTTGCATCCTCCACCGGCTTTTCTGACTCGATACGGTCAAGCTCTGCAGTATTATATCCACCGTTCTGCCCGTGCTTTCAGGATCGCGGATTCGATAAGATTGGCGACTTCCATTCGTACATAACCGCCGTCTTTTATCTCTGCATATTCCTCCGCTATCTCTCTTGCTCTCGTTTTTGGAAGTTCGCGATGATAATCAATTGTCCGTCTTGTCTGGCCGTTTGCGTCGGTATAATGAACATGACAATCAGTGCATCCGTCAAGCGCCTTTTCCCATAAATCATCCTTCTGCTTTGCGCGTTCGGCTTGCAGTTCGCGGGCGAGTACTCTTCTACATGAGTCAGTCTTCCCAATGATGTAGAAAGAGCACTCACTGCATTTTCTACATTCAATCGCATCCTCAATCATCTTGTCTGTCAGTTCCATCATTTCACTCCTTCGACGTTTTGGGCGTCTGTAATCTCGCAGTCATCGGTTTTGATATAATATACGTCGCCCTTTTCGGCGGTGTGCATATATTCGGTATCGTCAAGAGGTTGTCCAAGTGTCGGCTGCTGATCTTTCGCGTCTATTGTCACAACGTCGAACACTTCGCCGATATGGTTGAAGTACCAGTAGGTATCAACCGAACACTTGATTATCTTGACTTTCACCCTCTCCCCCTATTCTTCAACCAGTTGCGGAACCGGCTCACGAGCTTTTCACGCCAGTGTGTAAAATTACAGCTTCCGACTTCTTTCTCTAATTCTAAACAGATTACAGGATGATTGTAAAACGCGCACTTTCTGCAATCACCTCCGACAATGGCTCGATACGTTTGCCCGTTGTGTTTATAGGTCATGACTTTTTCCTGTTCTTTCTGTTGATAATGCCCGAACAGGCTTTGCATTGAACCATTTTAATCATGTATCCCGATTGCTGTATCGATTCTTTGTGCGTATATGGAACATATCCTTTACCCTTACAGACCGGACAATTATGCTTCATACCTTCCCCCCTTCTATTTTAGCGATGGCGTCGCGCATAGAAACGATAGACCGGCATTGCGGGAAACCCTCATCTGGATTGCGCTTAATACATTCATCGGCATCGTTTACATAATTTTCTACGACAGATCTTCCCTTTTCAAGCAACTCGTCCCGCTGTTGTTTGATTGTTTTTAATGCGTTGATTAGATCTGTATCGCTATTTATTGTACAAAGATCTTTCAAAAAATGTGGGCAACCCCTGCAAGTGTCTCTTTTGTCGCAATCATCTTGCGCCTTGATATAATCATCAACCGTATAATCCATTCCATCCCCCTGTTATAGAAACTCTATTTCGCTGTCATGGGTTATAAATCCCCACCATGACCACTTATGCTTTTTCCAATCGTCTTTCTTCTTGATAACCTTGCGCGGTTTCGGTTTTAGACTGCCTATCTTGTCGATCGCTTCCGCTATAGGAGTGTAAAGCCGGTATCTCCCGCGCTTCTTGTAGATTTCGATATCTCGACGCTTACGTAGCACAATGATGATATTATCATAGTTCTGCTTTGATATACCCATAGGCTCGTATACGTCGCGATCCTCTTTCCCTTCGGCTATCATCGAAACGATAAGCCGATACCTGGTTACAAGTTCATCGTTATTTTTTCGCATTGCTGTAAGGATACTTGCACTTTTTACAAGCATCGGAGTTTTTACGGTGAAGGAAACCGCTACACCCTTCCGGTCTGTCGTCTTTGGTTAGTTTCGGCTTATCTGTCTTACCGTCGCAAAGATATGATTTGGTCATTTTTTGACCTCCGGCGTCCACTCGTAAACTATTACAGCTTTTTTACCTGTATGCAGTCTCCATATTTTACCGTCAAATGATGGTACTAGCCCGCTTTCCCAAAGTTTGTTTAATGACAAAAAATCATATTTATACTGAATATCAAAGAATGATGAATAATAAGCCACCACGGAAGCCCACACGGATTCCCACACGGAATCCCTCACGGAATCCCCCACGGAAGCCACCACGGAAGCCCACACGGATTCCCTCACGTCTTCCCACACGGCTTCCCTCACGGAATCCCCCACGGAAGCCACCACGGAAGCCCACACGGATTCCCTCACGGCTTCCCACACGGAATCCCTCACGGAATCCCACAC